TGCACTCCATGGGTTTTTTCAGCTGCTTCACTAACGGAAGCCTCAACAAAAATACCTTTTTTATCAACTTGAATTTTGCTCACCTTACCGATGGGACAATCGTGTTTATGTTGATAAAGAAGTACAGGGTTGCGTCTAAAGTTGTCTACTCCCTTAGCCCATGCTTGAGCGGTGATAACATCACCAGCACGATCTTTAGCAGTAGTGTTCGCATAACCAGCAATTTTAATTGACTTAGTCTTTTTATTAAATGACTTAGCTTCTAAAACGCTGTTTAAATAAAACTTTTTATCGCTCATCTGCTGTTTCCTCTTCATTTGAAATTTCAGACTCTTCAGGAGGTCTGCCCCCTTGAGTAGCGTCTGTTGCGCTACCTGTAATGTTCTGTGGTACTCTAATACCATCTTGATCATTTATCTTTGGTAATCTTAAACCTTTTCTAGCTTCGTTTGGTGTCATAATACCTGTGTTCACCAATTGTGCATAATATGTAGCTTCTGTTCTCATTTCTGGTCTTAGAGCAGGGATGCTCATCTTATCAGCTGAGATTTTAATACCTCCATTAAAGAAATGTTTAAAAGCACTACAAAACTGATTTAAGATAGGTAAAACTGTATGTTGATAAAATAACTTTTGATTTGCATCTATATTAGCATTATTACCAGACTTTAATAAAACGTAAGGAACTCCAATCGCTTTAGCTATATCTTGTTGTATTCTTTCAACGCTGTTTTCAAAATCTAACTCATCAAATTTAACATTAGAGAATTGATCAATCTTTAATCCTCCATCAAGTATAGCAGGATTTCTGGCGTTGTCAAAAATAGTTGTGTATGAATTTCTCCAGCTCTCTAAAAGACGTTCTTTTACTCTTTTACTTAAAATACTGTCTGTTGTCAATACAAATCCAGGAACGGCGTTGTTCTTAAAAAACTGTCTTTGAAAATTTATTAAATAAAAATAAACCTCTAACAATCTTTTTATAGGTTTTAACTTACTAGTGCCTCTAAAAATACTAAGCTCATTTTCATTCATAACATGAATAATTTCATTTGGCTCAAAAACTATAGCTTCACTTTTTCTAGTTTGCTTATTAAAACCGTAAAAGTCTTGAGACTGCTGATTTGATATTAAATAGTTATACTGTTTTACAAAGGTTTTTTCATCAGGAACTACTTCTACATCGTTGGCAGGTATAACAAAAAGGTCGCTACCATCGTAATAAAAAAATACATTACCATCTAAAAAATAATCTAAAAAAGCTCTTCTAAAAAGTTTAGCCCTGTCCTCAAAAGGATTAGGTCTTTCATTTAATATTCTATTAACTTTTTTACTAGGACTGCCACCTTCAACTATTAATGGGATTTCAGTAAGAGCGTTAATACACATTTCAACAGCCCTATTAACTATTTCAACTTCGCGATATGCTTGTTCAAAATCGACAATAGTTTCCGGGGATGCATATGGCTCTAATGATGCTATTGAGGGTTGAGCTGGGTTTAGTTTTTCAGATAACCATTCTCTCCAACGCGGTGTTTGTTTTTTTGGTTTAGCCATTTTTCTCTTTCTGAATATCTAACCAGTTTTTGATTTTAGGAACTAAGTGATTAGAATATCTTTGCCCATAAATATTATGCAACCTAGTGTGATGTTTTTTGCATAACGTAAAAAGATTTTTGTTAGAGAGATTATCTTTTTCATCTTTTGCAAAATCAACTCTTAAGTCTTTTATATGTTCTACAGAAACTATCTCTCTGATTTTTCTTGTATTACACCAGTTTTCAAAAAGCTGACTCACACTGAATAAGTGATGTAGTTCTAAGTTATTTGTGTCGCCACAAATGTAACAAGCATCTTTAATTTTGTATTCTTTTTTGATATAATCTCTTATATACTTTATTGGAAATCTTTTTAATGTATTCATATTATCTTATTTTACTATGTTATGTCCAACCTAATTTTTTAAACTTTTCTATTACATTCCATCGCAGTTTAAAATGATCTTTAAAAAGGTTTAATCCTGTATCTTTTTCAGGTAATAATTTGATTTTACAATTCGTTGTTTTAAGTTTTGTTTTAAATTCATTTTTCAGAAAGTAACTTATGGTAATATCATCCCCTCTTTGCATAAAAGGAATTTTAGTAACTTTGTCCTTAATTTTATTCATACTTGATTGTTTTACCATTATAGCTGATCCAACTAAAAAATCAACTTCGTCCTCTTCATTAAACACTCGTGACAACTCAAAATAGTTATTAGCAGCATTCACTCCTTTATAACCCATTATACCTGTAATATGTTCACAGTTATCTAACAGTTTTAATATCGATGTAGGGTGTATTAAAATATCATCATCAAGTATTAACTTGTAAGGTTCTGGGTAATCATAAGTTGCATGCCATCTAACCATACATTTTTTATTTGAATCATTGTTAATAACATCTGCATTTTCGTTTGAATAATTGTGTCCTGCTAAATTATTAATTACAGTAATTTTACAATATGGATGTAATGCAGAAACTATAGCATTAACATTTCCCCATCTTAGATAATTTAAAATTATTACTCTAACCTGTGAATACACTTACAGCACTCATCCTTTGGTGAGAGTATATGGCATAACGCAAAGCGTCGCATGGGTGAGAACACCAATCATGCACTGGTTTTGGGGTTTCTGTATTAGGATTCCATTTATAACTGCTCATGGCAGAAAAAGTATGTGCTGCTCCCTCTGTGTCAAATATTAAACAATCATGCTCTATTAATGTTTGTAATGCTGCAATACCATCATTTACGGACTTAATAGCATTTTCACAATATATATCATAATCGTATGCAAAGTCTGCTTTTGTTTGTTGAGCTGCACTATCAATGTATATTGTGTCAATGTTCCAATGATCTTGTTTTTCACTTACTATAGATGCAAGCTCTGCAGTTGTAGACTCTCTTGATACATACTCATCAATTACATAATAATATTTACCATCGTATCCGACAACAATAAAGCAATTTTCATCTCTATAGCCAACGTCTAAACCTGCAATAACTTCAACAAAGCGCTCACCAACACAATCTGTGACATGTTTGTCTTCATTTATATCTTTATAGATTTGGTCTTCAGTTGTTGTCCACTCACATTCATATTCTTGTAAATACATTGCTCTTGTTATAGTTCGTTTCGCTTCCTCAACGTCTTTTTCGGATAATAGTGGATTAGATCTCCAGGTGTGTATGGTTGAGCCCCAGTCAGGAAAATCGTTATCATTACCTCTATTAAAGTAAGAAAAAAGATAATTACCTTTTCCTCTTGGAGTGCTTATCCACAAACATCTTGAATCTTTAAATGTTGATAGAGCTGGTCTTAAATCTCTGGTAAAATATTCATCATTTGGAATAATAGCTGCTTCGTCAACTATTAACAGGTTTGCCGCTCTTCCAACAAGTGAGTCACGATTGTTAGCGGACAGTAATCTAAAAGTACTGCCATTAATCAATTTAACAACTTTATCTTTTTGATTAAATCTATCAACCTCGATTTCAAGTTGTTTTATTAAATCGGTAACGTAATCCCAGATGATAGATGATAATGAAAAGTTAGGTGCAACCACCATAACTTGTTGTCCTGGTTCTAACAACTTAGCAAAAGCAAGTATCGCAGCTGCATAAGATTTACCTGTTCTACGTGCTGAAATTGTAACAAAAAACCTGTGATTCTCCAAACCTTCAACCATACTTTTTTGTGCCTGATTAAAAGTTACAGGAGTAGGCAATCTTTGTGAAAGTTTATCAATGCTTATTTTGAAAAAGCTCATCTAGGAAATATTTGTGTAATAGTATAAATAAATGCAGCTAATGCACCAACAGCAGTACCTACGTACCAAAGGGTGCTTATTGAGGATTTGCCTTGAGTGGCAAGGGTTTCAAGTTTGTTTATTTTATCATGTAAAATATCTAGAGTTTTTACGATATGATCATATCGTTCTTGACACACTGCTTCGTGCGAAGTAATGTTTTGTTTGTTACTATTACTCCGCGATTGCAGCTCATTTAATTCTTGTTGTATCTGGTCTAACTCTCTAGTATCAGGCATTTTACGTCTTAATGATATATTGAATTACCACTGCTGGGATTGTGTGAGCATGAGTATGTTGTGCTACAGCTAAGTTACCTGCTCCATGAGTGTGTTGTGCTACAGCTAAGTTACCAACTGCGTGAGCGTGTTGCGCAGTATCACCTTGTACAGCGTGAGTGTGCTGAGCTGTATCACCAGCAATGTTTGCAGTAGCTTGTGCTGTGTTTCCGCTAACAGTGTGTGCATGTTGTGCTGCTGCTAAATCAACGGCATGTGCGTGTTGTGCAGTATCGCCTTGCACTGCATGAGTGTGTTGTGCTCCTGCTAAGTTACCAACTCCGTGAGTATGAGAACCTACAGATCCACCACTTATTACACTGATATTACCAGAAGTATCTTTACCACCAATAGACGCAGTTCCTGCTCCAGATACTGAAAATGAAGGAGTCGTAGCACCTGTATTTCCAGCTATGGTAACTGCTGTTTGTGCTGATGTGATGTCTACCTCAGCAGTGGCTTGGCCTGTGTTACCTGTTACTTCAGGAGCTGCTTGTGCTGTTGCAAGGTTTCCTACTCCATGAGCATGTTGCTCTACTGCAAGGTTACCAGAACCTGCTGCTGTTTGCCCAGAAGTTATATCCACTTCAGCAGTTGCTTGACCAGTATTACCGCTGATTGCTCCTGTGCCTTGTGCTGTGCTTCCACTAATCGCTCCAGTTCCCTGAGCTGAGGTTACAACTGATGAAGCTGCGGCTCCAGTGGTTGCTGCATTCAATCCAGTGTTATTACCACCCAATCCTAAAGGTAATCTGTCTCTAAGATCTGGCACGTTGAATGTTGAGCTTCCATCACCTGTTCCAAAACTAGTAGAAATCACTGCGAATAATCTTGCATAAGTGCTTCTACTTACAGCACTTCCATCGCATTTTAAATATCCTGCTGAGTTAGCTGGAAGTGTGGTTGAACCAAAGGCTAATATAGTCCCAGCTGGTATAACCTCAACTCCTCCGGCATTTGACCCGTCATGGATTCTTATGTTTTTTGTATCTGTATCAACGGAGAGTTCACCAACGGCGCCTGTAAAAGCATTGTTCTGTGCGGTAGTCCCTCGTCTAAATTGTAATTGTGTTGGCATTTATATCTCCTTTAGCCTAGCGCTCCGGCATCTCTTACTGCTAATTCTCTAGCTGGCTCATCTAGCATGTCTAAAATATCTAAGTCAGAAACAACTTGTCCAAAGGCATCTGTAGCAGTTGTGTTAGCAGTGGTCAAAGTGCCAAAGTCTGAATCCACTCCAACAAACAGAGATTGGTCTAGTTCATCAGGTAACGCTAATCCAGTCAGCTGACTACCATCACCTTTGAAAGAAGTTGCAACAACCTCTCCACCAACTATAACATTTCCTGTGCTTGCTGCACCAACTGTGACAGTAGCGTTATCTGCTAGTACAAACTTGTTAT